TTCTTTTACTTGAAGTTCTGAAAGATCACTGTAATAAGTATCTTGTATTTTTCCAGGACTCCAGAAGTCATCTAAAACTATGATATCTGAATCCTCTATTCTATTAGATGAGCCTGATCTTAATGTATGTACTTTCGTAGGATTTAATCTTTCGAATGTTACATTTCCATTAATTATGTCAAACATATAAATCTCTTCTCCAAATATCAAGGCATCCTTGAATCCTTTCTGGAATAAGTATTTCATATTTAACTTAGAGATGTAATTCTTCATCAATAAGTTAGCTCTCTTTTCTCTTAAATCTTGGTAATCAAAATTAATGTAATCACCATATTTCATTAACTCCTGCTCAAGCTCTTCATCAGAAACATCTGATTGAAGCATTTCCATTAGTTTTTGATCAACTAATCTCTTCTTGTCTTCTTTTATTTTAGATAAAGTATCAGGATTAATTATTTCTACAGACCAGTCAAACTTTCTTTTCTTTTCTTCACCCACCAATACGTTAACTCTTGGTGTTATAATTGGATAATGTTGAATTGCATCAGGTACAAAAAACTTTTCTAATCCTCCAGGATTAAGAATAAGTTTCATATCCTCAACATCTGCCTTACCGTTGTATAGGTTAAGGTTGATAATTTTATTTCTTATCTTTCTCCTTATGGATGAGTTGTTTATGTAACTGTTATTATCAGCCCAATCTAAATGCTTCTTTCTCCAATTCTTAGTTTTTCTTTTGAATGGAAGCTTCTGTGATGGGAAGTTTGTTAATTCTGACATAATTTTAATTAATTAGGTAAATCTAATAAAATATTCTATTTTTTTGCTCAATTTCTTATAGCTAAAAGAAATCTGGTATTTTAGGATCAAGATTATGACCCATTTTTTCCATAGCATTTTTCCAGTTTAAATCCAAAAATTCGTCATCATGGAAATATGTATCTGTATTCTCTACTCTGGATTCCTCAAAGGCTTCAGTAAATTTAGCCCTATCTTCTCTAAGTATCATTACCATATCCATGGCTGACACCCTATCCGTATTTATATCTGGATTCCATGCTATACATTCCTTGATGTATCCAATACTTCTAATCCTTCTTAAGTTTGGAATTGTATATTCTTTGTGCTCTTTAGTATCCTCATCATATCTTTCCTCAGTATAAGGTGATAGCATCCATTGTCTCTGAAGAGTCTTACCAAGCTTTATCACTTCTGCAGTAGTTCTAGTTCCTTTACTCCTATTTCCAAACAGATTAGCCTTAACAATTTCCATATCTCTAAGAATATCTGGGCTATCTGCAAGTAAATGCAATGCATTATTATTGTTAAAGTAAGAGAATAATCCCTTTAAGTTGTTCTCATAATTAGCCTGCGCATTATAAAATGTAGTCAATCTCAGACAAGTCTCATAGAATTCATCTGCCAATTGAGGCCTACCTGTATATTCTGCTACAATCTTATCTGTCCACAAGTCAAATACTATTATTGATGCTAACGATCCACCAATAGTGTAATCGTTGTCAATAGGGTCAATACCACATATGTATCTATTACTGAAAACATTCCCATCTCTATCTTTATTAGGCATTTCAAATATCTCAACAGCTCCACTAGAATCTCTACTACCTCTAACTTTAAAAGGGTAATCTCTAATTGGAAGTATGTCGTTATTATTATTCCACTTAACTAACCCACTATCGTCATAAGTAAAGTTTCCAGTCCAATGAGAATCTATAAAACCTTGCATTTCCGGCATTATATCTTCCAAGTAATCTCTCAAGTCAGCTACAGGAAAAGCTGTTCCCTCTGTCCTCATTATAGCCTCCTGTGGAGTAATTGGCTCCTCTGCTTTAGCCTGCACTATTGCATTAGGATCTGATGATCCAGTTTTAATAGTAGTCCTCTTTTTATTGATTTCAATAAGAGCTCCAATAACATCACTGTTACCATTCTTATCCATCTTTCCTCTAAAGTTCAGATAAGTTCCAAAGAAGAAGGCACATCTACCTTTTCCATTAGTATTCTTGTCAAACACATTGGGCATAGAATGGATATTATAACCAGACGAGTTATAGAATATTTCTTCTAGTCCTTCGAAAGCTCCACCTTCAACCCCACCAGTACCACCTGCCATCATGAATCCAAATGCAAATCCAGATTCTTCCACTGATGGTTGAGCAATTTTCCAGGCTGTCAAGAAGTCATCAAATTTTCCAGCCTCTTCCCAAAGTACTAAAGCACCCCTTTTTCCCCTTGCCTTTTGTGGATCATTCTTTAATGTAACTCCCATTACCTCATTCAGCACTCCAACTTCAGTACCTCTGGTATTATCTTTTCTACCCATTCTCCAATGCATGTCATTAAGAGAATCTTTCAAGGTTCTTATTCTTGGCCATGGTGTAGTTCCTGCGCACCAATCTATAACTGACACGAATTTATTTAGTATACCATCCTTAGTCAAGTATTCTTTCTCATTTGCAATAGCAAATGATTTTACCTTCTTTTTAGCTTTAGCAGTGTCTCCAAGTACAAAATTCTTTGCCAACATATTGCTAGCCTTCACAGAATATCCACATCCCCTTCTCTTGAGGTTAGCTCCGTGCTTACCTAATGCTCTACATTGCTCTACATAATGAAAGAACCAGTAGTCTGCATCATATACATAAGGAAACCCCTCTACCCTGTCAGCCTGTTTAGTTCCTTTCTTAATCTCAGCTCTTAATAGTGGAGCATAGTTTAATTGAAAGTAGTAATTACCTGGAACCCATTCGCCATCACTCTGTCTAACATATCCTTCTCTACACCTTCTTGCTTCTTCTGCCCAGAACTTAAAATATTCTGAGTTAGGATTTTTATTGGGAAATATCTTAGTATAACATCCATGCTTTTCAAAATGAATTGCTGCAGGCCTGAAGTAATCCATATTAGTTAAGATATGAGGATTAGTAAGGTTTACAGATATTGTTCCATTTGGATCTAACTTTCTTGGCTCTAAATCTGGATCATCTGACACTTCTGGTAGCAATGGATTGTCCCATCTGTCTAGATCCTTACAGAATTTTCTATCTGGACTAGCTAGATTTTGTATAAACATGATTGAATCTATACTATCAAGTAGGTCCTGCTTCTCAATGCGAGGCATTGCTTCTAGCAATTCATCAGTTAATTCTGTTTGTATGGAGTTAAATTTTCTCATTAGAAATTACCTTCTTCAAACATTGCAGCAGTTTTGTTACCAGATGAAGCCTTTAATTCCTTCTCTTTAATAACTTCTTTTTCTACCTCATTCAATGCTTTGATTAATTTAGGAATTTTTTCTACAGAAGCTGTAATTTTACCTATATCATGAATAGGTTTATTATTTCTAGGATCTCTCTCATCCATATCAATATCATCAAGAAATTCAGATATCTTCTTGATTACCAGCCTAGTGCTAGTCAGCAACTTGGTGCTTGTAGTTTCTGATATTTGTTTGTAGAAATGTATAGCTCTAACATATGTCTTTCCAGTACCTTTAAATGCAGCAGGTAGATCCATAAATTTCTTTATTTCATCTATTCTTTCCTGCTCATCTAAGATGTGCATAAAGTCACTTCTTTGGTCAGCCATGTAATAGATAAACCCAAGATACTTTGCAGCCTTGGATTTATCAGCACTTTTATCACTGTCCCATATATCCTTAAATGGTTTAATGAGCAATGCTTGTGGACTAAACACTACTACATTATTTTCAATTTCAAACAGGTTCATTATAGGCCTGTATTTATTCCTCCGTCAATTACTCCTATCAAGTGCCTGAAAACACTCTTCTCTTGCTTACCAAAGATATCTACTCCATTGACAAATAACCTAAAGTGATCTTTTTCACCTTGTTCTGGCTTTAATACTATATCATTCATTCCTCTCTATTTTTAAATGTTATATACAAATCTAAATAAAAATAGCCTTACAATCAAGTAAAGCTATCATACATTATGTGTTATAGGGCTTATTCCTCCCCTTTTTCATCTTCTAAGTGTTCAATTATTTTTTTTTAGGTAATTCCATTACTCTATTGGTTTTAATGTTATTTCATTAGTATTTGATATGTACAGTAGATCTCTCTCATTGAGATAGATGTACTCTACTCCTTCTATTACTTTTACAGGCATCTCATACTCGTATTCTTTATTTACTTTCTGAGCAACTGTATCTGATAGTCTTCTTTTAAAGTTTTCGACATTTATAACAACTTCAAATCCTGGCTCAATCCCTCTAACAGATCCTCCAACTGCCAAAACTATTTGTGTGTCTGAGAAGTCTACCTCTAAGTCTGTATCACCATTAGATCCAAATGATGCAGTTGGTAGATATAATCCATTTTCAGTTAGTTTATTCCTTCTAGCTGATAGGAATATATTGTTAAACAATGGTTTTATGTGAGAAGGTAAAGTCTCTATTTTTAGAGACTTTTTATATAACTCTTCTTTTGTTGTTATTTCTTCAGACAAGATTTTGTTAGTGTCTTCAACTTTATTCGAAACATCTCTAATCTTAAAGAAGTCTTTTATACCTTCTTCAGTAGCTTGCTTGTCTTTAATGTTTGA